CAATACATCCTCAGCGGCCTGAATAATAACAAGCGAATGAGTCGCTATTATTATCTGACACTTGTTTTCACTAGCCCTTGTGACCTCATCCCAGACTTTAAACTGATTTCTTAACGATAAACCGGCCTCAGGCTCATCCAACAAGATCACACTATCCTTCACCTTTTTGAGACAGTCAACCGTATACATTTTTAAAACCTCACCATGAGACTTAAATCTAGACATGATTGACCCGACATAGCCAATACCAATATCCTCACCGTTAGCCTTAGAGTAAAGCGTCGGATCAGTGGTCCTGGGATTCATATGCTCTGAATCAAAATAAAATGAATTCACTCCCTTTAAACCAAGAGGAGTTAGCTGCAGATCTAAAAATTTAGCCTGGGCTTGTAACCCCTTCAATAATGTTGATTTACCACAGCCCTGATCACCGACTATGACCGTTATGTCTCTGAATCTGAATTTTTTACCCTTTTTGAAGCATCTGTGCTGGCTAGCGATTTTCGCCTGTTCAATGTACACTAGTGACTCCTCTTCTTGATTGTGTGACTCTAACCAGTCATTAATGGCAAGCAATCAAGTCGGCGTCAATATCCACTGCTCCTCAAAATGAAATGTTGTGTCAGGGTGCATATAGCTCATCTGGCACAGCGTCGATGTATACGACGTTCTCAAGGGTATCATACCATACGGAGAGAGCCAGTTCTTCATGGATGGTCTCAAATTCGTACCGTAAAGAAACCGTGGCGCTTTGTTCTAATTGTAAGAGCTTTTCGATTAGCTCAGCGATAGTCATTGTCTTCTCCTTACTGCCTCTTTTTAGGTTTTAGGGTTGCCTGTACACCCCAACATGTCAGACATCAGTCACTCCTGTTATCGCGGTCAACGATATGGACAGTAAACTACCGTCCACCATTTTTCCATCGATCATTTTTTGTACTTCGATTATCCCAGTTTTACCGCTGAAGTTATGACGACGAAACGATAAAAATATCTCTTGTTTCATTGTAGTGTGATCAACGATTTCGCCCCAGTCACAACATTGCCGTGGCCAGACATCTACGCCTCCCAATGTATTCATAGCCATGTGTTGATACTTGTCCAAACACTCTTGCTCTGTACCAAGCATAACGAAATCGCGGGATCCGCCCGACGGATAATGCCATTCACCTGAAAACAGGATTTTCATAGATTCACCCAGACCTTTGCTTGTATGCTCCATTATTAGCAAGCCTCATCAAATCGGGTTAGTATGATCTTGTGGGCGCCGATTGTGAGCGCCGATTGTGAGCGCCGTCAATTGTTGTCCAGATCATACAATACAATTCCTCCGCTCTCAATTACCAGTTGTTTTTAAAATCCTGAAGCACTATCAACTGCCGCACCAGCGCAGGATTAGCCTTGCCGTCAAGAACCATCATCACCTGAACTAGCAAAAACTTCTTTACAGAGTCAGTATTTATCTTGCCAGTCTTAAGGTCTTCCATCACCTTAGAATTCAACTCTAAAACACCTCTAATTGCCCTTAATATCTGAAATTCATCATTAAGCCTTCCAATTTGATCAGGACCACTCAGATAGCTCTTATATTTTGGCATTTGGCTTTCTCCAAGAAGCAGAATTTTTTGTCAGTTAATTTCAAGACTATAGAATTTTTAGGGAATCTTGGACCTATAATTATGAACACATCTCAAATTCGTATAAGGTATACCAATCTCAACAAACCTGATCCAACCCATAAACACCACAACCCGAAATATATCTAACAACATAAGTGTCTGAATGTCTTGAACGAATACCTCCGAATAGTGCTGTATCCAACTACATATATCAAACACCAGCAGTGCATTATACTCTAAGCCTAATTGCATAAGCCGGGTTATGAGGAACACCCACGCATCCTCCTGGGAGTATAAAGTAAAATATGTCATTTACCAGCCATATAGAAGTAGGCAAGATCCCTAAGTTTAGATTCCATTTGATCCCTAAGTATAGATTCCATTTCAATTAGGGTATAGATTTCCATTAATCCCAATTTCTCGGTAGAACGCTCTAAAATAGCTTTATACTTTGGATCATCCACCAAATCAGGATTAAGAAAATATAATCCCTTATCCATGGCTGGCTTGCCTTGCGTTTCAACAAGATCGGCAAAAAGGCTCTCAAAGTCCGCTTCGATAGTTTCAATCTTGGATAATCGCGGCTCTGTCAACCGCAAGTCGTTGGCTAGTGTCAAAGCGAAAGCCCCCAAATCTTCCATCGTTTGAAAACCCTCGACGCATGACACAATGCGACTTTCCAAGCCTTCCAACATACACCTGAGATTATCAATATCCAATTCGCTCAACGCAAAAAACGCACGCAAACGCGAAAATTCCCTAGCCATACGCACTTTCATCGCGAGCGGGTTCTCACACGCCAAAATCAAGCCCACGTTCACCGTCTCGCCACGAAAGCGATCCGGGCAATATTGCACCAAGCTATAAAAGCCTCTAGCCATTGTTTAGTCCCTATCCCCATAGTTTTCAATATCATATTGCTCAGCCTCATAGTACATCGCCAACTCTATATTCTCCGCCTCTTCTTGGCATTCCAGCATCAATTCATGGCTGCACGGGACTGGTTTCACAGTATGATACATCCACACAATATAATGCGGATCTTTAATCGACACATCAGCCGGTGTCATACCTCTATACTTGCCAAAAGTAAGACAAACCTCATCAATATCCTTGATATCGCTCATTTCTGCTTCCCCGTATACTTCTCGAACTTCCCCAATTCAATGTACCACATCGGAATAGAACTATTAATCAGAAAGGCTTTAGCACTACCTGATGTCCACACAGCAATATGACCACTAGAACTCTTCTCATACTCACCCGTCTTATGAATCTTCCTACACCACACAACAGGCCGTACCTCATCAATATCATTAGACATCAGTCACTCCTGTTATACTGCATCAGACGCGCACGGTTTGTCGCCAAGATATAATTCGTACCGAAAACGGCTAGAATGCGGTTGGTGCGGATAAAAAGTATTGCTCATGACACTGAGAGTACTAAATGTTTCAACATATCCGTCGCTGTACTTTAGTAGCTGTCCCGTTTCAAGGTCGCGTTTGACCCAATATACATTGAACTCGCTTTTGTTAAGTTTATCGACTTCTCGTGCCGTTGGCCTGATCGTGCCGTTAGCTATATCAAAAATTCTACACATCTGGTAGACCACCATCGCAGCAATTTTAGCCTCGCCATTTGGCAGAGAGTCAATAAAATCAAGCGGCGTCTTGGCCCCCACAACGATCTTGTCACTCATCACATGCTCCATTATTAGCAAGCCTTATCAAATTGGGTTAGTATGATCTTGTGGGTCACCGCTTCTGTCGCATCTTTAGGTATCCACGTCGCTTCGGCCTTAGACGGCGAAACAAACTCGAAAGAGTGATAAAACCAAGGGAAATACCATTCGAACAATACCGTCTGATTCACAGTCGCTGAGACTCTATGAGGAGCCGGTATCAGCCCACTCTTAAATTGGGCGAAAAAGCGCGACGCCGAATCCACAATCTCAGCAGGTGGAGCAATTGAATCTTCCCCATCAAAATCATTCTCATAATTCCGTATTCTAAGCAATTCAGAGTCAATAAATTCAAGTGACGTCATCGGCACTCCATCGATCTTGTCACTCATCACACGCTCCATTCTTAGCAAGTCTAGCCTTACGAGAACGCTCAGAAATCCTCATACGAACCTCATCCGACACATTCCTAGCCCTAACACTAGCCTCAAAACGCATCTCCTCAGACCAAGCACCCACCAACTTAGAATTCAAACGCTCCCTCAACACACCACCATCAAAAACAATACCATACTTCACACAAAGACGCTGAACAGACGCAACAGACGAATTAAACATCAACGCCAACTCACCAACAGAATGCCTGTCCCTATTCTCCCTAATATACCTAACAGTCTCCTCATTATCAAGCTTACTCCTCATCTTAAGAGCACTAGCCTCACTACGAGACCGCTTAAGCCCAAGATGCTTGCACAATTTAGCTATAGTACGCTCCGGCTCATAATAATACTCACCAATCTCTGCATGTGTCCAGCCCTCATTAAACAGTTTAATCGTCAGCTGCTTAATCTCATCACTGAACCGCTCATGAACTGGAACTGGCGCAGGCATTATATGCTCTCCTGACTCTTGCGAAGGTCGTAATACATATCCAATACCTTCTTCATATCATCATTGGTGAACTTCTGCTTGGCTAAATTAGCCCACATGCATACTAATTGCACATTGCCCTCAATATATCCGCGCTTAGAATCAATACGGTCTATCGACAGAGCCATCAAATCCGACCACTTATGTGCCATTGTTAGCCCGCTAATAGCACATCTACCTTGATTTAATTCATAAAGTCTTCTGATGTATGAAAAAGAGACTTCAAATTCCACATCTCTCCTTCTTGCTCCTAATCTTTGTTTAGCTGTGCCTTTGCATCTTCGATAAACATAATTCAAAAATATGTCCATAGAAGATTGCCAATAGTCATTTGAATGCTTTCTAATTTTCTCCCTATTATCTTTATAATATTCTTTCTTGTATTTTAACAGCCTGGCGTTATTTTTGCTATAATAAACATTGGTATAGTCTTTTGCGCATTTTTTGCATATATTACAATCTTCTTTAAATTCAGAGTCCAGACGAGACACACCACAGCTCCTACAAAGATTCCTATCTATCAAAGGCTTTCGAGAAACCACAACTGTTTTACAATCCACACAGACCCATCTTTCGGGGGCTTTTTCTCTCAACATTCGTGAGGAACCGCATCGGCAAGTATCAGGTCTCTTCAGAGTAGGCATATTTATCCTTCATATTGGCTTATTTGATCTATAACTGTCTGATCCTCTATGATATAAAATACATAGAAACGACAATACCCAAATCTTTCGATTTGGGTATTGTGTTCTATTATGAAGCGAATCTCATAAGAGACGATCGCTTAGAGATTACTAACGTTAATTGTCGCATAGTACAGGCCACCATCTTCGATCAGCTTCTTCCCGTAGCGGCACATGATGCCCTTCGATGGGGAGTAGCTGTTGGGGTCGAGTACCGTTGGGGTGCTCAACAGTGGGATGTATGGTGCGTAGAAGTAACCAGCATCCAGAACGCTTGATCCCTTGAAGCCCATCAGGATTTTGCAGTTCGGGAACAATGGGTCCTTGTAGAGGCGCATCTTGCCTTGGATCGTTCCAACGTTCATGATTCCGATATCCACACCTTCTGTGTTGAAGGCGTCGCTGGCGCGGAAGTCATTAAGTTGTTCGAACTTGGAGCTGATGTCGGCGCTCATGACCATCCAGTTGGCTGGGCCACGGAGTGTGGTCCGGTGGATGATGTTGGCAACTTCGAGTGACTTGTACATCAGGGCGATGTTACGGTCGGTGAAGTTAACCGAGGCACCTGCGGCTGTTGCGAAGTTGTGGTCTGCGCGGATCGAGCTGGCAATGATCAAGTCATTGATGATTTCCCGGTCGATTTCGGCAACCATTTCGTCGGCCATGAGGTCGGTCAAGGTGCTCTCAGCGTCAATGTTGTGGACTGACTTGAGGTCTTGAGCGGCTTCGAGGCTCCAGGAGGTCTTCAGCTTGCGGGTGATTGCGGAGACCGAATCACTGTCGATGCTGAGGGTGACTTCTGGTTGGAATGGGTTGGATTCGAGGTCGTACTCGTAGTTGACGACTGCGTAGGCGTCTGCTGCCCATCCGCCGCCCTTCCAACGAACTGCAACTTGGCCGGTCGTGTGGTCGAACTTGGTGGAGGCTTCGTCGAGGACGAGTGCGTCGGTTACTAGGTCGCTTGGGTCACCGTCGTAGAGCGCAACGTCAGGCGCACCGTTTGAGTCGAAGGTGACTCGGAAGGCTGGCTTGGCGTCGTTGCAGCTTGGGTTAGAATCGGTGGCGTTGTAGTAGACTTCTACTGAGACAGTACCGGCGAGGACTGGACGGTGGGCGAGGACGCCTGAGAATTGCGTTCGGTCTGGAGCCATTGTGAGGGCTTCGCCGACGACTTGTTGTGAGGAGTAGTATGGGTCCAGTGCCCAGCCGTTGTTACGGGCGTAAGCTTGGGCCGTGTTTTGGCGCATGATTTGTGTGCCAGCGACCGTGCCACCCTTGGAGAGGGCGTAGCGATAGCGGATGTAGAAGATGAGCGAGGCTGGCTGGCTCATTGGCTGGACACCGACCAGGTTGTCGGCGATCAGCTTGGGGTATGACTTGCGGATGAGTGGGAGGGCAAACCGTGTGAAGTCGGCGATGTTCGCTGTGGTGGTTTGGTCTTCCAGGATCATGGAGCGCTTTTCTGGGTTCCAGGCATTGAACTGGTTTTCCAGAATGGAGGCCATGAGACCGAATTTGGCCTTCGGTACTTCTTGGCATTTGTTCAGAACGGCGGACCATTTGCCGACGAGCTGATTCTTTTTGCCTTCGTGGATGACTGATTGACGGTGCAGGTCGTTTTGGGCGGCTGCTGGGCGTCGGCCTTCTGTGATGTGTCGGCCTTGGCGAGCTGATGAACGTGGTAACATTTTGGAATCTCCGTACCGGTTGGGAAAAAATCTGGTTCTTGGTTTCAGGGTTAGACTAGATCAACGTCCATGGTGGCTGCGATATCCAGAACGCTGAAGCTGCCGTTGGGGCGTGCTACTGTGTTTTGGGTTACTCGCGGTTGGACTGGGCGTCGGTCTTGGCTTTCGAGAAGAGTAGCTCTCGTTGTAGCTGGGCGTGCTGATTTGCGTGGCGCTTCTAATCTTCGTGCTTGGCCTTCCGTGACGGTTGGCTTTTGCTCGGAGAGTTTTGCGTTTTCGGTCACCAGTGTCCGGTTGTGTTTGAGAGCTTTTTCGGCAATCGCTGTTTTGCGGTTAGCTTCGGCGATTGCGCGGTCTCGCTCTTCTTTGAGCTGCTTAATCTGACGCTGAGCTTTTTCCACTTCGGCAGCGGTTTTTCCATCGCGCTTGCCATTCAACTCGACGCCTTCGAGCAGTGCTCTGACGTTTTTGAGTTTGGCAGACGCTTGAGATTCGCTAAGTGCCGACATCTTGGTCAGCTGGGCTTCGATCGCAGCACTCTTAGCCTCGCAGAAAATCTGGAGGCGACGGGCAAGCTCACGTTTGTGGGCTTCCGTTTCTTCTACACAGACCTTTTTAGCTTGTTCAACTTTCACACCATATTCGCGGGTGAAGTTTTCTTTAAGGTCTGTTTTAAAATTTTCTAGTGATTCGGCAATGGCTTCGACCAGTTCTTGCTTACAACCGGCTTTAACCAAAAGGCCCTTGATCTTATCCATATCCTAACTCCCTATATCGGATAGTCTCTAGCTTATGTTTGTGTGAGTGTAGCCAAAATTCATCTTTAGCCACTACAGCATACTCTATTTTTCACCGAGAAATATAGCGGGTTGCTTATAAAACTTTCTCGATAATCACGCAGGATAGCTATCAATCTCCAATAATATCTTTAACTATAAATAGCAAATGAAGAAAAGCTATAAACCATGGATACCTCCGAATGGATCGCCAAAAACAAAAAATACGACTACGAATCCAGTTGCTGCTATGGAAGCTAAGTCATCCAAGAAAGCATAATACTTTATCGCCAAACTACGAATTATACAAAAAAGGCCAACAGCTTCCTGTTGGCTCTGGGCCTAGGACAAAACCCTAGGGGATGTATTACTTAATACCAAAATACTTGTTAATCTCTTTAACAAGCATGTCTTGATAGACCTCAGGTCTAAAAGTGCTTCTCTTTTCCTGGATTGGCCTCACCCTTCGGCTGAGACCTTCCTGAATATTGAGGATGGCACCGTTAACGCTTGGTTCGGCGACTACGTCCCATGTCACGAACGAGTATCCCGGAAGGACTCTATAGAGCTCTTTTCCGTTTTCTTCGCTGATTTCCATGTCGCCGACACCACGCGATGATATGCCCACCTGCACTTTGTGTTCAAAAAGCCCGCGAAGGCAAGCCCCAAGAGGAAGCTTATGCAGAATCTCAGCCTCTCCATAAACTTTCCTCCCTTCCATCCAGATCTTTGTCATCAAGTGACTAACTCGATCTAGGTGGATTTTAGCATCTGCGGGGTGATCATATTCACCCATGACTGATCTGGATGAGATATCTTCTTGGATATCTCTTACTGCTGGATTTAGAACATCTGATGTGCCATAAATCCGACCGTTTGCGTTTTCTTTGTCACCAAGTTGGATGAGACCAGTGATTCGCATCACTGGTTCTTCTCTTCCACCTATTCCTTCGGTCACAGCTTTCTTTGTGTCTAGCACATGGAAAGGGACCGTATCTCTGATCATTGAGAGACCGGCTGGAATAACTCCGGTCTCTGCTATCAGGCGTCGGTCAATTACCTGACGCCCGCTTGGCCTGCGAGAATTAATCATTTAGATCCGCCCTTTCTGGCAACAGGTGGTTTGGAGCCAGAACCGTCATCTTTCTTCAGGTCCGGACCCATGCCTTCGAGTTGGTCCCCACTCTTCTTTTTAGGCATAGTATGGGCAGGGAATTCTCTCTTGTTCCCTTTGGCAGCCTTGCCATATTTGGTCTCGACAGGAGCGGTGATGTCCATATCTTCGGCAAGACCTTCTTCTTCTTTGTCAGATTCTTTTTCTGACTCTTCATGGTCGTCTTCATCTGCCGAATCTTCCTTTTCGGCTTCAAAATTTGGCATGGCATCTTCGTCTTCTTCAGCATCATCTGCGTCAGAAGCATCGACTGCGGCCACTGAATCTACTGGCTTCATGTCATCAGCATCATCATCGTCATCCATGTTGACGTCGATGTCGCCAGACAGTTCGATTTCGAACCCACCACCCGGTGAGGTTCTAATAGTAGCCATGGCTTCGTTGAATACTGAATCTTCTTCATCGCTGATTGGTCTGAGTTGCTCGATTGATTCGCTCAGCCATTTGCTGAAAGGACGAGCATCACCTTTGCTCATTCCTGCAGCAGCATAAGCGCTATTCACCAAGCGAGCTGGGATTGGAATCTGAGCGCTGCTTCCGTCTTCGCTCATGATTACTGGATCGAGGCTAGCGTCTCCATCGCCTTGGTCGAAAATGAAGTTGACGCCGTTGATGCTTCCTAGCATAGCATTGTCGTCAGATTCAAGCCAAGTGATTTTACCTTCGCTCACACCCTTCTTGGTGCTCAAAGCGGCGCGGCCATACCCGATCTTCTTGTATCGTGGTGATTTGTACTGATCTTCAGCCATGCCTTCTTCTTCCCAAGGCTCGTCTGATTCGTCCTCGTCTTCCGAATCGAGCCCATTCTTTTCGCTCTTCTTGCCCTTCTTGCCGAAAGGAGGAACAGCGCCGGGGAATGGAGCTTCTGATTCGAAGAAATAGTTCACAGCTTGTTCGATGGCTGATTCCATCCGAGCACCCGGCAGGCGGAGTCCGATCGCTTCGATGCTAGCTTGCGCCATCTCATCGAGATTATCGACCAGTCTTTGGCCTGAGAGCTTGTGCTCCATAGCAAGCCGTTGCATCAGGCCAACAACTTTGTCAAGATCAGCAGCATCTTTAATAGCTGGTGCGCCATATTCCATTACCATATTGGCTTTGATATTGCCCTTACGATATGAATATGGGTCAGAAGATTCCTCAATGTCCTCGCCAGACAGATCATCTTCTTCTTCATCCTTATTAGTGAACATCCTGTTCGTTTCATAAGGCTTGGGACGGGATTCGCTGAAGCTATTGCCACGGCGTGAACGGCTCTCAAACTTAGGAGGCCCACCGGCAGGAGGAGCTTGGGCTGCTGGAGAAGCTGGCGCAGCAGGCGCAGCAGGCGCTGCAGGAGCAGCGGGAGCAGCAGGAGCAGCAAGCTCATCTTCATCGCCGGAAAGAAGGTCACCAAACTCGTCGTCTGATGGCTCTTCTTCAGGTGCCTCATCTTCAAAATCCATGCCGCCCAATTCGTCTTCTTCTTCAGCTGCACCACTGGTGCCGCCGATTTGAATCAGTGGGCTGTTAATATTGATGATAGGCTGGCCACCTTTACCGGTGCTGATAGGGCTTGCGCCAAGGTCCATTCCTTTATCATTAGACGGCATGTCTTCGCTTGCATCACCTGGCATGCTGTCAAAATCGCGGAGAGATTCTGATGCGCTTAATTCTTCCTGAATTGTGGCGATGAGATCTTCGGCTTCGTAGATCGCTGCGTCGTCAAAGTCTGGGCCTTTAAGTCTGTCGATCAAGCCCATCAATTTGCTGGACAATTCGTGGGATTCTTTGATTTTTGGTGTCTTGTCTTTCAGCACTTCGAGAGTCGTGGCGAGCGATTCAGCTGCTACTTCTCTGTTGCTGATTGCTTCGAATACCAAATGCAGGAATCTATCGTAAGCTGACTCAAAATTCTTGCTTTCTGCCAGGATTATGACATTTTCGGCAAGGACCGAATGTTCGGATGCTCGTGCGATTGATTTCCATTCGCGGAGGATCTTGTCTCGGCTTACTTTCATGTTAGTGCGGTAGAACAGCGTTGCTGTGTCGTCACACAATTGTTGGTTGAACACGCCAGCCGCAGCCATCGCGTTTTCGACCAGCTGTTGTGTTTGGTTTTTGTTTAGCAGTGTGAATTCTTCCATATCCTCTAGGAATGGTATAATTTCGATGACTGCTTTTTCGATTTTTCCTTCAGCAATGTAGTTGGCTACTGTTGCGATTCGTTTTTGGAATCCTAGTGAGAAGTACGCATTGGCAGCGGCTTCTCTCATGTTTCTCGCAACTAGCTTCTTGCTGGCCCATTTGGTGACTGGTAGTCTAAATCTTTGGCCGTCATTAAAGTAGGCTGCTTCGATATGACCGTTTTCGACGATAACTTTATCTTGTAGACCTTCTACGATCGTTGCTACGATTCTGTTTTTTACGTCTTCTGGCAGGATGCCTTTGTTGACGTTGATGTGGCGGGTTACGCCATCTCTTGTTCGTACTACTCCTGATGCTGGTACTGTTTTACCAGTGAATCTCTGTGCTTTCATTCTATTGAAGGCGATGGCCATTTCGCGTTGGTCATTTTCTTCGATAGCGTTGACGAGCCTGTTGCAGGATTCTTCAAAGAGTCCGGCTTTTTCGCCTTCGGAGATCTCGATGGATCTAATATTATTGATTGCTATCTTGCCTTGCGTTTTGCTATGTTCGGCGAGATAGTATGTGTTTGTTCTTACGTCTTCAATGAAGAGGTCATTATTACGGAGCGCAGCTAAACGCCATTGGCGTCCTGCCGACCGACCCATTTCCTGTACCTTGTCAGTGAAAAACGCTACACGAGCCTGCGCACTCTCATTTAGTGCACCCAGAAACTTTCGACTATCCATTTTAACTGTTGGATTAGCCACAGATTTCTGATATTGTGCCATGATAGACAACCCCTTATGCATACATCAGCATACTAAAACTACTGTTAAATTTGACGGGAAATCACGTACTCCCCGCCAAAACAATTCCAAGATCAACGTCGAGGAAGGTCCCTGTCAGTTATTTCAGCAACTTTCTCCTCGACCACAACTGAATCGCTAATCAATAGATTGTAATTCTCTCTGATAGCTTCAAGACGCTCTTTAGGATCAACAGTCCATTCCACCAAGCACTGATCATCCTTAGACGGATCTTTAATAGCCAGAGAACCATCATCATTGAATATTTTATCATTTTTAGAAGGGCGCTTCGATAAGCCATCAAATTCCTTGCTGGCCATAAAATACTCATAGCCATTAGTATAAGACGGAACATCCTTAAAATAGTCCCTATGAAGTCGTTCGGCGATAGACGCCATAACCTTACGCTTCCTGCTCTTAAGCTCTCTCTTTCTAATCTCCAATATTAACCGCCTATCAGCACTGATATCATAACCTTCAGCTGGAGCCCCTAAACCAGCATCAACTGCTTCCCCAGCATCACCAGCACCCTCTCCACCTGCTCCTTCTCCTCCAACCTCACCTCCAACCTCACCGCCAGCAGGCGCGGCACCACCCTCTGCCCCAAGATCTAATGGAGGCATACCACCTTCAGGCCCGCCCTCTTCTCCACCAAGATCAAAATCGGGCATCCCGCCCATTCCACCACCGCCGCCGCCGCCGCCCATTCCACCGCCACCTTCTACCTCTGCATCCTCTAACTCTTTAATCTCCTCAATCTCATCAGGAGAAAGATCAGTAAAATGCGTCACAATCCACTCTTTAGGGAACCATCCAAGATCCTTTAAATCACTCATGACGCTAACACGAGTCTGCCAAGTCTCAATTCGATAAAGCTCTTCCAACGCAGAATTGGCGGTAAAAGAAATCTCGAAACCCTTCAAATCCTCTACTCCATAACCACGCAAAGCCAAATGGACAATAGCCACTTTAGTCAGTCCATTGACCCCCTCACGCTGTACCCATTGAACAGCTTTAGCAAATTCGCTGCTAGACTGAGATAGCGTCTTCTCATTCGCCTCACCAGCCCCATCGCCGATTCCCACTCTATTGAATGGTATCTTCATCGGGGCGATCATTTTCTTTTTAAAGTATTCAATATCCTTAATTTGATCAAGATTCTCAGCGCCAGGCAGAATATCAATATCAGGACCAGACCCATCTGTGCGCCTAGGCAAGAAAAAATCATCTTCTTGAATCAACGGCGAATAACGCTCATCAAACGACCCAGTAGAAGGATTATAAAACCTCTGTCGCTTAAACGTTCTCGCTACCATCTGCATGTATTCCGGCACCTCTTTAGCCGGAATATTTCCAACAGGTATAGTGAACTTCCTTTTCTCGGGGGCACGTGTTATACGATAAATGAGAGCAGCATCTTCCATTAACCGCAACTGCTTAAACGCTTTCCTGCCACCATCAAGGATTGCTCTACCATAAGGATGATAAATGTTTTCAAAGCTAGTGAGCCTAAGGTGCATTACCTGCCAAGGATGCAAAAACACGGGCTTTGGAAACAATGCGTCCATGTAAAAGAAACCAATCAGATCACCATACCTGGTCTCTATCCGCGTAAAATTATAAACATTCATAAACCGAAGAGCGGCGACTGATGTACGATTCTGATCTAAAATGATCTCAAAAGGAGCGTCGCCGTATTTGCACAAGTATCTCATTGTGGGGCGGCAAAAATTATCCCATCTAAGTATATTGTAGAATAGATCCTCTAGCTCATGCTTTAACCGCTTGTTCCTAGCTTTTATGATTAACGTATGCTTCTTCTCGGAATCGACCAGACTATTATGCACAATGACCCAAGAAGAATCTGTCCCAGCGGCAAAACAATGGTATTTAGGAACTTCAATGTCATATACTTTATCAACCACACCCGCATATTCGACGCTTAACACCTTATGGTTATTAAACGATTTTGCCAAGTATCGTCTTTCACATGTTATTGGCCTACAATCATTGCAATAAGGACTAAATGAGCATCCGGACCGCAAAAACTCGTTAGATTTCTTGCTTAATTTACAAGCTTTACAAGTCTTCTGAATGACCGGTATATGCGGACTATTTGCTCTATGTGTTTTTCTTTTTTCTCTGTATGTGACGTCTTTTTGATGTTCTATATGATAATCATGTAGAAAAGCTTTTCTACATGGCACACATATTCGACGAGCACCTGTGATTTGATTGTTGCAACGAGAACAGTGATTATATCTGTCTCTAAATTGTTCCCATCTTATGCCTTGCTCGCTTAGCAATCGGTAAAGTACCCTCTCACCAATACCAAGAACAGCACAGATATTGTCTCTAGTTATTGTACCACTCCATGATTCTGCTATTTTCACTATATCCGCCCAGGCAATATTTTTAAAACTATGATTGGATTTGCCATATTTCCGGTGGATAGCATCATGTTCAGAAACATTCATCCCTTTTAAATTAGCTGGAGTATTATCCAAGCTATTGAAATTCCCATGATGTACCACGGCAGGCGAATCTTCATTTAATGAATGATACACCCATCTATGAGTACTTTGGAAATGCTCTCCGTTGAAGAAATATTCATATGCCGTAGCTGTCGAATATGGCTTTACTTCAAATAGAGCTTTACCGTTTTTGGCTCTATAACGACGCTTCTTATATAAAGGTTTAAGACTATCATCATGCTTCAGATCGCATGCTTGCACAAATGTACCATCACGCATCATGAAAAGATGGTCTGCGGTGCATCGAATCTTAGAACCATCATCTAGAGTCACACATACAATCTGCACGTTCGTGCCTGTAATCCGAGCGCCCTTGGCCAAAGCTGGAACATATTTCCCCGTCTGTTGGTCAAATGAATATACCCAGAACTCCGAATCTTGGCCTCGTTCTGCTAATTCTGCGATTGTGGGGCATGTTCCATCTAACAATGGTATATGCGTGTCGCCCGTCAGGCAAGCTTCATCTGCATATAAATCTAAAGCTAAGCTAATTTCCCCAGTCTGATCCATCTGCTCGTAATCTTTATACCGTTCAAGACGGTTGATCTGAAGATTGGTCTGATCAAGGATTGCCGCCTGGCTGCTAAAATCTAAAAAATCCCCGCCAGCTGTGAGCCTGTCAAGGTTAGACTGATCCTGGAAAATCTTGTCTGCTCTAAAGACATTCGCTGATTTAGTTAAAGCACGTATTCTGTCGAAGACAAGCCAGTTACTGGGCATATAATCCTTCTCCGTATGGTTAACATATATTTACAGGAGCCGACAATATGATAGACCGAACAAAAAGAATGAAGTAGTATTCCACCTTATATCATTCTTTTCCAGACAAAAGTCTCAGCAATAGTCTTGATTTTACGGTACAGCATGTTTTCTATACTATTGTAATAATATTCGCCCCTAAATGTGTTAGGGTCAGGCTCGCCTGTTAAAGGCTCTACGATGCGTGCACCATTTCTTTCTAAAAACCAGACGTTGCCATTTGGATTTGTATATCTTCTACCGCATCTGGTAAACAAATCATTTAAAAACTGGTCTTGGGACATTTACTATCTCCTATTTCAATCGTATATTTTATGAAGTTCATCTATTTCTATCTGGTTAGATACCATTTTTAAGACCAGACAAACCACAGCAAACGCCCTACCTCTATTGACTTCTCTCATAAACTCAGGCGTATCATCTGTCTCATTTGTAACAAACGTCTGGGTTATTAGATCATCAATGGCAAGCAAAAACTGATGGTTGTTATCTTTATACAAGTCTATCTGATTAACACAAAAATTAAAAATGTCTTTGTTTAATCTTGCGTATTCTGTTGCTACGTTTTCAATAACTTGTGTGTTGATTTGTGGTATCATTGTTAGTTCTTTTTGTCATAAAACCATTTTTGTGGTGTGATGATAGGGCGTCCTTGACTTATTGGGACAGCACCCAATTGCAGAGCATAATTGTCGACTACTCTTGAGGCCACAGTCTCGGGCAGTTCATCTGGGCTCAAAGTCATAGGCATAAGGAAATTTTGACCTCCCTTATCCATATAAGTCTTCTGCGCCACAGCCATAGCAGCATCACTGTAAATTAACGGACCAGTCATGCTCTTGAAATCAGAACTACCATTAGAAGGAAACATATTACCGGCATCAGTTATAAAACCATCACTCGTGGCTATAAATGCCAAAGCGGTGCTCATTACGAGGTCATCATAGTTTCCTGCGCCATCTTCTGCTTCAGTCCTGCCAGTATCTCTACCAGACCTGTCTCTCTTTCGGACATAAATCTGAAGCTGCTTATACAATCTTTTGCTATAAATAGTCCAAGTATCATCAGGATCAGACCTAAGATAATCGATCATATACTTGTTCAAAATAGCCTTGCTGGCCTGCGAAGTGTTATATCCATAAGCAGAAACCTTCAGTGCACGCTGCTTCCGTCTAGTGCTAGTCACAGGAGTTGGCTTATCGTTGATATCTTTCTTACGCCACAATCTGGGATAAGCCATTTGATAGCGTAGCTCATCAATCACCATGTCGCCGCCATTATTCCGCTCAACTACAGTCATAGCGGTGTTGTAGTACCTTCCGACACGATCAACATATTTTACAAGATCACGTGGAAGAACCCTCGCCATAAATTCAGCCACTTGTTCTCTCGTATTCATATCGAAGACTTGAATAGCACTATAATCCCTACCTTTACCAGTCGAAATATCAACACCCATCGCATAACTATGGGCATTCTGCCCGCGTTCAATGATCACACCGTTCTGGCGCTTCTCAGGCAGAGACAGAACAGGCTTTTTAAATATCCATAAACCTTGATCTGGGTCTTCAAAATCAAACGTCATCTCCTCGGAAGCGCCAGTGACAGGGTGAACGTAAATCTGTGTACCCTTGACTTTATTCTCCGGCTCAGAGACTGTAGTGCCAATGAAAGATAGGGCTTCCTTATCAAGCACAGTATTACCACTACCCACGAACGATGCTAAAATTTCTTGCTCGAATTTCCATGCCACACCCTCACTCACGAGATCCTGATATTGGTCTTCCAGCCATGGTGACCAATAAGGACCGTACTTCTTTTTTTCTTCTGTCGTCTTACACGGCCTGATGCCATCCCTGGGACATATGCGTTGCTTTGTATTACTTAATGGGTCAACATATTCAATGACCCAGTCCATATCCCACCAATCGATATTGATTGGGTTCCATCGATTGAGACCAGCTTCTGCGTCTGTCCATGTATTCCAGTACCATCCGCCTATACCGTTTGTCGTAGAGATAGCTATAACCGATCCACCCATGTTTAGCGTAGGAGCAGCTGACGCCCACATATCGTCCATGCCCTGAATAAACGCTGCTTCATCAATAATGTTTAATGATGAGCTATTCGACCGCATAACATCAGGGTGACTGGTGAGGCTGCTTATTCTTGAGCCATTAGGGAAGATAACTTCGTGTTCTGTCTGCTTTACTGGTTTCCATACTTCTTGCATCCATTCTGGTAAATGATTAAATGGGAATAATACTTGTTCCCGCAGAAAGCCCATAGCGTCTTCATTACGGCGAGACACGATAAGTATTGTTTTGTTGGGCTGAAACATCGCATACCATAATGCGAATGCTCCTGAAATCTTAGATGCGCCAACCTGACGACACTTTTTAAAAATGTTAAATCTCTGAGTCCTAAAGCATTTCAAAGCATATCGCTGATAGCTAAAAACATTAAACGGAATGATACCGGCCATTGGGTGTTTAATCTTGCCGAAATTACGCAAAAACCATGTGCATGATTGCTGACATCTTTTAACTGTCTCTAGCTGAAACGCATCTAAAGCCATTTTTAATACTCATCTGTTGAAGCCATTGGTTCTGATAGTATTTGTTTTAGATAATCATCACCAGTCGCCACATTCATGTTATTATTATTAACGGTGATTGCCCCGGCCTTGGTGGCAGCTAGCATTTTAGCATTAGCCTCCATCATCTTAACAGCAATCATATTAACATTGGCTTTTACTTCTAGCAATTTCGTAAGATTGTCCGTGTAGCCACGCGATGGATTTCTCCCCGCTTCTTGATCATTCCTGATTTCGCCAAACATCAAATCCACGACTTCTTGGATCTCTATCCTGTCCTTTTTACATGCGGATAGCACATCTTCAGTAACTGAGTCCATCATTTTGTGATATGCTACTATATCAACCGGTGGCGGCGTATGTTCTATAACCTTGGTTTCTTGCACCACAGACGTGTCAGCTATAATAATCTTCTCGGCCACCACGTCTGGTATATTGATACGTTCGTCTATATCACCATTATCTAATTCATCGAAAAGAGAGTCGAGATCACTCATCGTCAAGCTCTTTCAAGATCGCATGTGCAAAATTAGAATCGATTAAGTTATTGTCCATCAAATACTTGATAACATCTTTGTCTTTGACTAGGCTAGATAATTCTTTGGCCTTATCAAAATATTTCGCATCAGTCTTAGCTTCTTTTTGCTCTTCTTCATACATGGCTTTGACAGTTTCCGCACTGTGTTTCCTACCTATGTCACCACGGCCATTATTCTTTTGATTATTACTTGGCTTACGTTTCGGGACCACTCTGCTGGTCATATTCGGGGCGCTTAACGGTTGGTGACCCTTGCGGTCAATATGAGAGTCTGTAGCGTTCCTTTGTACTCTTCTTCTTATTTTCTCTTGAACCCCTTCTGGGGTACTTTCTTTGATAAGACGATTAAAATCTTCGAGTGTGATCGTCTTATTGTCTATTTTTTTCAGGATTTCTTCAAGAATGTCCATTGTGTTCCTTATCCAAAGTCTTCTTCGTCGTTTATTACTTTCTTTCGATCATTCTTATATTCGCCTCTAATCCTGTTCACAGGGCTGTCTGTAAAATCGAAACTTTGATATTTAATATATTTAAACCAATTTGTGATAATAGCACGTGATAGACCAGATTTATCCACAAGTTTACCGATCAACCCATCGTGAGGCTTGTCATCCTCTTTCACCAACAGCTCCAATGTCTCTATTATTTTTAGGAAGTCATCATTGTATTTTGATAATTGTCTGGCTTCAAGAATAAATCTTTCTATCATATTGTTTTGGGACTTGTTTCTAGACCCAAGATGGTTCATATAGTTATGACCATTCTTCCTATCTCTGCCTTCTTTTTTGATGTAAGCCAAGATTACCGTTCTGGCTATCTGCGACCACATATTAAAAACTTTACTCATGCCCCTAAATATGATTGTCTCAGTACCACCATATAATCCTTGTTTAGGCAAGACATACGGATATGGTAAGAATTTAACATTACATATAGGACATTTATCAATCTTTTCAACAACATCATCTATAGTAATAATACCATATTGCTTCGGAGGAGGATCATATAACAAAGAGTCTGATGGTCTATCGGGATTAAAACAATTCCTACAATGCGGTCTCGATCGATACTTATAAAGCGTTCTCTCAAGTTGGCACCACGCAGTCTGCAACAAATCACCAAAAGCAGATTCTTCAGCACCGGGATAAATCGTGTGCAAACCCTGCTTACGTATAATCTGTCTAATCAATTCGGTTGCATGGCTCATTATCTCATCGCGAAGTTCAACCCTCGTACAACCAGTCCAAATGTATTGTGTTAAATTCCACTCTACTATCTCATTAATGAAATAAAGTCGACGCATGGGCGGCGCTTCTGGTACTTCTACCTCTACTTCTGCCTCCACATCGACGATCAGCTCATCTAGCACTAGTTCTTCTGACGCATCCACGATTATCTCATCAGACATTTACATTACTCCATGTTCTAATTATATACTGCCTAAATTATACTAAATATTTCTTTGGAATTCTATAACGCGAACTAATAAAATCTTCGCCAGGCATGATACCCTTTGGCAACACTATCTTCGTAGGATATCCAGCATCAATCATCGTCTTCAATCGCTCTTTACTATGATTATAAAGATACTTGTTATTTCTAAACATAACATCAAAAACCTTACTCTTACCCTTTTTATTTCTCCTTAATGCTCTACCAATCTTCTGAAGAAACTCAGACCTCAATTTCCCACCACAAGCAAGAACCATGGTCTCACAACCGCCAGCAAGATCAAGGCCACGATTTATGATCTTACCGCCGATCAAAACCTGAATTTCCCTACGCTCAAAAGCTCTAAAAGCTTCATTTCTCGCTGCCTTAGGTGTCTTACCATAAATGAAATCAGCTTTAATACCCATCTGACACAGTTCGTCTTTTAATCTTAGCCCTATAGCTTCCCTCTCGACGATAACAAGCGTACCATCGTCGTTTACAGAATACTTTTTGCATATGTTCTTTAATAAATGATAATACTTAGGGTTGTTAGTCATCTGCTCATCATAGGCTATGTCATAAGCAGTAGAATCGCTAATACTACCATCAAGCCCGAAACCTACCATAAAGTATTCACACGGGATGATTCTTCCCAAATCAGTAATGTGCTGCCTAGTCTCGCTTACTATAATAGACCCAAGATGTTCCTGTAATACCATCGCTTCAACAGGTTTAGAAGGATCATACGGCGTACCCGACACACCATACCTTCTACGAGCCTTAACATAGTATCGAAAAAGGCTCTTCCAAGCATCAGATACAGCCCTGTCACACTCATCCACAATAATCATTTCAGCATTTTGGACGTACTTTAAAAGAACTTTAGCATTCTTCTTTCTCGTTTCAAACGCAGATATCTTCCTCTCCCAACCCTCAACTCTCTTGGCATATGCTTTATCGGTTTCATCCTTCTTCTGCGTCGGATATTCAGGGACCTTACTAGGAGCAGATAATGATTGGATCGATCCCACAACTATTAATTGACCATTTGGTCTCTTACCAGCGTAAAACAACCCGACCTCTTCAGTAACGTCTCGTAATTCTAACCGTTGCTTTATCTGATCAACTACGATCGTCTGGTCAGCTAATATGATGGTCGGGCATTGTATTGCTTTACATATACCACTTAATACTTCTGTCTTTCCGGCTCCTGTTGGCAGGTCTATTATACCGACTTCTTCTTCTACAGCCTTTTTAATCGCATTTATTTGATATTCTGCTAGTGTAATGCCAGGGAGAAAGTCTTCTTTTATTTCTTCTGGATCTATAGGCTCGTATTTCCATGGCTTTCTTTTGTCGACTATATCAAGCATTAGATTCTTTTTGGCGCATATTTTTTTGAGATAATCTAATAATGGTCTAGCTATGCGCTTTTTGGCTCTGTTGTATTTCCTAAAGACGCCATCCCAGTTACCTAATTGTGTGGGATCGATATAGCGGTTTGGTCTAGTGACACTAAATTCTACCCATAATATGTCTTCTTCGACATGCGTTATGTGGGAGAAATATACGTGCTGGTTGTCTTGTATTTCTGCTATCATATTTTTTAAATACGAAAATGGGCCAGTGGTAATCCTGGCCCATTTGATCACCATACTTCTTTAATTAGCTGTCTATAGCTGTTAGTGAAGCAATGGAATCTTGATATACATCGGATTCAGTTTTCGACGTAATCATTATCATCATTATTGTATCTGTAGCAATCACAACAGAGGCTTTCATCGGGCGACTGGACATTGCCTACTAATTCCGCTCCACAATTACCACACGTAGAAGCAAGAAAGTCGTTGGTCTGTGCTTCGTTGGTCTGTGCTTCGTTGGTCTGTGCTTCGTTGGTCTGTGCTTCGTTGGTCTGTGCTTCGTTGGTCTGTGCTTCGTTGGTCTCAGTCATTTTTTGTCTCCTGTTATTAGTTTCTCCGGCGATTTTCTGTGGCAGGGTTGGTTTTGAGTGTCAATATTACCCTTTTAACAATCGTCTATATTCATTCGTAAAACAATGAACTGACTCAAACACTCTGTCTTTAGAGTAACCCCCACTCTGGCCCGGCTCATATCCACCATGAGCAACCGCCATCCAATCATCGTCGCTGATCTCATTTGCTTGAGTCTTGACGTCAGTATCTTCCAAGTGTCTATGGTTCTGCCTATACATATTGTGAATGTTAAATTCTACACCACGGTTTTTAAAATATTCTTCCATATCTTTAACAACCGACTCGCTTGCTTTAAGCCATGGATCTCCTTCTCGGCCCTCTTTATACCCACGCATATCGAAAGTATTTTTAAACACCTCTAAAGCAGAAGGGTTGAACATCTTTGTCATAACATTAGAAAATTTAGCAACATCTTGCATCGCATTTAAAAACATCTCTACATCGTAACCCTGAGTATCCATAATAGCCTTAGCTAATTTCTGTGGTCCCATATAATTAGCCGCGTTCGTAAACAACTTAGAAAACACCCCACCAAATGCCTTATCAATATTAAACAAGCCCTCTTGACCAATAGTTTCAACTATTAACTTGCCAAAATCATTCTTATAATATTTAGCTATATTAGCACCTACATCATTTGGATCTAGATATATTTTTCCATGGAACGACGAATGATACTCTACCAATCCATTAATCACTGGTATGTGCGCATCGTCGTATATATATCGATTTATGATACTAGGAATCATATCTGTAGTACATTTTGTGATGTTTCTATTAACCACAACACTCGCAGCCAACTCCTTAGCCGTCGCAACCGCTGCTTTTTGAAACAATCCTAGCGGATTGCCCATCGCAGCACCAATACCTTTTAGAATAGAACGACGGCCAATATTTTCATAGATCATATTATTGTCTCCTGAATTATTTTTGTATACTAAAGTGGCCAGAAGTATAGCTTCTGGCCACCATCATCCTCATGCCATAGCAATCATCACAATACGCATTGCTCACCGTCGCAGAACTTAGAACCCTCTTCTTTACCATAGTAAGAAGAAAAATCCAAATCGATGAGCTTTGAGTTATACTCAATTACTTCCTGCTCTGTGCATGGCTCATAAGGAGCTTGAGCGTACCCATGGTTAGAATGAGGCAAGAAGCTAATGCTCTTCAATTGGTCCTCATAAACCTCAAGTACGCTTACAATATCCTTAGCTTCCTCTGGCTTAAACTTGATCGTAACAGAGACTTGGTTATCAGCCCAATATCTTTGGAAATCGACAGTGTTAGCAACCTGTTCCCAGATAGAAATCTCATTAGTCGGTTTCACTCTAGGATCGGACACAGCGAATTTGATAACCGCAGTATTGGCAGGATCTGTCACAGAAGGCTCGATATGATACCCAGCATCCTTTAGAATCTGCACCAAAGGACTATCACTCTTCACACGAACTCGACGCCAATAATGCTGAGCCTCCGGATAATGAATGCCTGGCGTGCAGCCCGTAAGAAGGCTGACAGTACCAGAAGGTTTCACACTCGTGATCTTGATGCTCTGCGGGATGCACAACCATCTGCTATAAACCTTATCCCACTGCTTGATTACATTATAGCCCTCATCACAGAACTTGCTAAGCACTTCACGCCGACCAAACTGCGCAAAAGCCTGAACAATCCCACTCTGGCTAAGACCTATACGACGATTACGGAGCATGACCGCATTGGTGCGAGCAGAGTGAGTAGGCAACAAGGTTACCGTCTTAGCGTAGAGGAAAGCGAACTTCAAAGTGCGCTTGTAATCCTCGTCATCCTGATGCAAATTAGGGAATGACTCTACCAAGCAGCATAGTTCCGAGTCTTCTAACGATTGTTCTGCGCATGGGTTACTCCCCACCACCTCCCCATCAATCCCCTCTTTATAACCATCAATCATTCTACCAAAATTTCGGCAATTTTCTAGCCATAAGAAGCCAGGTTCACCGTTGGTAGCAATATCCTTTTCATATTGTCTATAAGGCATGCCTACTTTAGCGAAGACGCTATTGTTACTTGCCCATCGATGGTTGTTAAGTGCTGACCACTGAATAGTACCTTGGAGCAGCAAATTCTGTTCTTCTGGCGTAAGACCAGAAGTGTCAAAATCCGACACATCAAGATGAGCTACAGAATTGGTAGCTCTACCCCAAGCCATACCTTCCTTGTCCTGAATCAGAGACTTGATCTTATCAGGTAAGAAAGCATAAGGGTTTTTTAGTGATGAGTATTCCTCATCACCAGCTTCACCAAAAGCTATCTGTGCCGTTCTGCGAACATTGCCAGCAACGACACACTTGCCAATGTAATTCATTAGGTCTACTATGTCACCACTGCTCAGTGTCTTGCCGATTTTTCTGTCCAAATGTCTTCTGAACATCTCATGCATGTCGGACAAGATATTCGCTCCGGCAGCAGTCCCACCGAATCCACCGATCGCTGAACCAGCTGGCCTGATCTTTTCATAATTAAAGACCACTTCACCATTATTGGATTTCTTGGTGTAGGAGTGCAGCAGTGTTCGGAGTGAATCGACCCAACCTTCGCGGCTATCATGCACTTCGTATTCAACGTATCTTGATTCGTTTGGCTTTTGGATTTCTACTTGGCCAGCGCCTTTAGTGTCGAATCCGATACCAACACCAAGCATACTCATGTCCATCATGAAGCAGTATGGCTCAGCAGGATCAGTGTGACGGTTCATGTCAGTCGAGGTCATCCCGCAATTGTTTAATGCGGCTGAGCCTCTGGCGTACATGAAGTCTGTACCCATCATCCATAATCCACGACCGGGTGGCAGGAATTTAAATGACCACATTCTGTCGAACATTTCTTGCGCGCTATCTTGAGCTTTATCATAATCCCATGGGATGTGGATTGATAGGCAGTGCCGTCGCTGGATTTCGTAGCATCCTTCTACGACTCTTTTCGCTACGTCTAGAAATGATTCTTTTCCGCCTTCTGCTTTATCTCTTGAATATGTGCGATAGAAGACGAATTCACCTAGTCCGTTGAACCCGAAATTTGGTTTTTTGCCTTTATATGCGTCTAGGAATGTGTTGGTAAGCTTGAAGGGCTTGCATTCTTTGTAGGCTGGGCCGAAGTAGGTATCACCTATGTTGACAATTTTAGGTGTTGGCTTTAGGATTTTGAATTTGCTTCCTGATTTCACTTCTACCACTGACATAGAATAGCTCCTCTGGCCTACTTTGTAGGTCTTTTCATTTCGTTCGTAGTATGGCTTCCAAGACTATCGCCAGTTAAAATTTTGAGGCCAGAGGCAAGACCAAGAATCATAATTATGCTCTCATGCATTTATTATGTCCTTGATCATCTCAGAATCTCCGTGTTGGTCCAAAATTCTAATACGCAAGAGGTAAAGAGCAGCGTCAGAAGGCAGCAGCTGTCGCTCTTGAGGGTCGATCGTCGAAAGAGCTTTCATCGCACCAATAGCAGCCTTCGACAAGGCTAGATACTCTTTGCATATTTTCTTATTCATGTAGTAATTGGTGATGTTTCTAAAACTCAAGCTATCCTGTCTCTTCATAAAGAAGACCTTCCTATCGTCGATCTTGCTCATAGCCCTGACACTATCCTCTAGCCTTACCCTCAGATTCTCATCCACACCAGACGATTCCTGAAGCTTATTATAACATA